TTAATTGTGGGTCTTTTTTATTGCGGACTACTCCAACGGCTTTGCCTCGATAGCGTTTGCCCTTTTCATAAGTCCAACCTTTAGCGTATCTGCCCTTTTGAGGAGATTTCTCATTGACGGGAGAGGTAGCCTTTAACTTCTTTACTGCCTCTTTGCCAACGTCATCAAAGACCTCTTGTGTATCGTCATCAACCTCGATACCGAGGTTCTGCAATTCACTTTGTATGGTCTTTGCGAGGCTCCCGATATTATCCATACCCTGTCCGAGTACGATAACAACCTCCTCATTACCCTGTCGTTTACCCATTATCCTCACCACCCTCGTCATCATCGGGAGTAGGTGTCGGAGTGGGTGTCGGAGTGGGTGCAGGTGTCGGAGGTACATAGTCACCCAAGACCTCAAACTCGAACTCCGTCTCATAACACGATTGGTCATCAAGGTACTGCTCTGTCTTTTGCCAGGCTATACCATTGGAGTTCAAAAGTTCCTTGATTGAGTATTCAAGTTCAAGGCTCTTCTCCACCGAGTAAAGGTCTATGCGAAAGTTATATTTTTCGCAATAGACTCCGTTATCGGCTACAAAGTTATCGGGTTGCTCGGAATGTATCGCTATGAACGGGAGCTTGGTTCCAACGGGTGCGTGATCGTAAAATGACGGAGTTTCAAGGGTATCAAGGAGTGCTATCATCTGAACTTGGTTCATCTTTAGTCCCTCCTCTCTCCTCAAGGTATAACTCGAGCTTATCTGAGCCGTTTATATAGAATGTTCTATAAACGGAGTAGAGTTTGTTATTCCACTTAACGATAGGCTCGTTGCTATACTCAAAATCGTATACGATAGCCTTTATGGAAGGTTGCAAGCCTAACCGACCGCCACTAAAAAACTCCGTCTGGGAGACGGAGCTAATTAGTGCCATTGTCGTATTTTTTACCCGTTCCTTCTCGACAATCTGATTGAGTTCGTCCTTCTCGGTTACAATCTCAATCAACTCGATAGGATATATGCTATTCTTCATTAGGCATCACGCTCCTATACTTCTCCGAGATTGCCATTTTTGCCTTCATATCGTTGTAGATAGTGAAATACTTATCATCGTCAAACCAACGATACTGAACGTATGCAATAACGGCATCGGTCTGTAAAGCATCTGCATCTGCCGATGTAAAAGGTTTAATGTCGGCAGTTTCCGTTAAGTCCAAGATTGCACTCTCGATTAAGTCCGTGATCTGACTATCGAAGTTATTAAATGAAACTCGGAGAGCCGTCTTAACCTTTGCCTTAAATGTATCGGTTACTGCCATAACACATTATCCTCTCTTCCTTGTGGTCTTTTTGGTGTCCTTCTTGACTGCCTTCTCGACCTTCTCAACCTTCTCTTTGTTCTCGATGAGTTCCATATACTCGGGTCTGAACTTGTTTACCTCAACAATGTCACCCTTCTTGTGTATGCCTCTCTCATCAAAGAATGGAGCCTTAACTAATACCTTCATTTTGCACCTCCACTATAAGCCTTGTAAAAGTCCTCATTGACAACGATATGACCAACGTGACCGCACGTTATCGTAGGGTCTAAAAGAATGTCATAACCGCACTCTCTCGCACGATAGCAGAATGATAAATCTTCTCCAAAGCCGTTCATAGGCTCGAACCAAGTTCTAAACCTTGCTGCTACCTCAAACAATACTTCTGTCTTAACCAGAACGCACCCAAAGCCTACACCGCCACACTTGACGGGTTTATCGGGCAACTCCAAATCAGTCCACTCTCGTGTCTCTGTATTGCACTTATCGAATGCGACCAAGTGATACGGAGGAGAACGTCTGAAATATGCTCCCGAGACTATCGGTGCATTATGTTCCAAGAGCCTTAACATCGTATCGGGTTTGAATATCATATCTGAGTCAAACCACATCGTATAGTCTGCTCCCATTTTGATAGCCTGCTTTGCGAGCTTATTCCTGGCATCGTAAATCAGACTGCCTACTTGGAACATTATAGCCGTCTCGTTGCCTCCCTTTTGGAGCATAGCGAGTGACTGTGCAAAGCCACTCGCTACTAAATCTCCCGAGGGTATACATATCAATATCTTTGCCATAGGTCTCTCCTTTACTGTGGCTCAATGATTGGTATTACTCTGCTGCCTTTGCGATCTTTACAAATGCCTTAGGTGCAACTACCTCAATACCGATAAACTCACGACCAACGAGCTTAACGAGGTCTTTTTCTGCGAGTGAGAGGTCATCATACTTGATTGTGATACCCTCGCCAGCAGGGAAGTTAGCAATAGCACCTTCTGCGAAGTCGCCAACGATAGCGTATGTTACGCCTGTTGTAGCTGCACTATAAGCAGTAATGGAGTTGTTGAATACAACGGGCAAACCCTCAAACGGGTCATATCCGTATGAACCTGCTGCCTGTACTGCCTTGAATGCTGCGAATGTCTGCTTATTCATAACGATAACAGGGTTAGCAGCCTGGTCGGAAAGTTCTGCGATAGCATTAGCGATTGTGTTAAGAGCAATAGAGTCTGCCTCAACTACGGGTACTGCTACGTTGACAGAAGGTGTATCTGTGGAAACTGTACCGCAAGCCTCAATCTTTGCGATAAGAGTATCTGCTGCCTTCTTAGCGATCTGATATGTAAGCTCATCGTATACGTACTGAATGAACGCACCGCTATCCATATCTACAACCTCGTCAGAGATTGTAATCCACTTCTTGATGCTCATAGGTACGATCTCAACAACTCCGATAACGAGCTTTTCCTCTGTCGGTGCGTTATCGCCTTCTGTATGGATAACTGCTCCGTCTGCGGAAATCTCAAAACCTACCTTGAGGTTGCCCTTGAGGTATGTTTTCTTAACGAGAGCCATAAGTCCTTCCTTCTCCCAAGCATTCTTTACGATGTCGTAAACGATCTCGGGTACGGGTACTTTGCCACCTGCTACGTTCTCTGTAAGAAGTGAACGGCACTCCTCGTCTTTACCTGTGAGAATGTACTTCTTAAAAGCATCTCTGTACTCTGCTGACTTAACAACTTCTGCGTTTGTCATTTTTCTGTCCTCCGTAATGACTTCTTTAGTTTCTGTGATAGGAGCCGTGCCTTCTGCAATAGCATTACGCTCTTCCTGGGCAACCTCGGCAGCCTTCTTTAACTCGGTTTTTCTCTGTTCGAGGCTATCAAGTTCTGCCTTGAGGTCATTCATTCTTGCCTCATCTGCACTCTCAACCTCTGACTCAATCTCAAGGGTACGAGCCTCAACCTCTTCGATTGACATTTCTTTGATTTCAACCATTAGATTTAACCTCCATAATTCTTGAAATCTGTTCCTTGATGCTTGAACGCATCTCGGTTATTTTCTGCTCGTGAAGTCGCTCCGCTCCTATCCTCTTGATCTCTCCGTCAATGGCATCTTTTGTACGAGCTGAAATATCTGTGTTAGGGTTAGCAGGAAAACTAACGGCAGATACGTCATAGAGTTTTCCTACTCCGAGAATGGTACGGGTTAAGATAACTGTTCCGTCCTCTCTCTCCTCTTCTGTATAAGAGTCTTTTGTTACTGTGAATGCGAAACTCATTCTATCGTAGAGACCTGCATCAATGTCCTCATAAACGCTACGAGAGGACTCTGTGAGTCCGAGGTTGGTTCTCGTCTTGAGTCCGTGCTCATCAATCTCGAGCTTGAGAGAGTCGTTACGAGTCCTGGCATATACTCTGCCCTCGTGATCTATCTGAAAAATAACATCACTCATATCGGTATCTTTGAACGCATCTCTATCTACGTTCTCCATTACGATATAATTGCCGTCTCTAAAAAGCTCGTATGTATCGTTGAATGTCGTTGCGTAGCCTTCAACGATGTAGTCCTTTGACTCGCCCTGCGGAACTGCTCTCAATTCCATTGAGCGGTATTCTCTATCAGTTTTCATTGGCATTGTTATTGCCCTCCTCTGCATCTGGGTTATTTGGGTCTAAAAAGTAATATTCACCACGTCTCGGTATCTTTTGTCCGAGATCGTTAGGCAACGGCTCAAGGTTCCATATCTCACGAAGTTCGTCAATGAATACAATGCCTCGGTCTGCCATTTGAGTCGTAAATGATAACTTCTCAGTATTGGTCATAAACTGTATGCGGTTTGCCGTTAAGACAAACATATTGCCCGTTGACTGCTCAACGGGAGTAAAGAGCATATTTGTTATGACCTCCGATGCTTGAATGGCAAAAGGCTCAATAGCACCTTCAAAGAAGGCACTTGCTTTATCGCCTGTGAGTTCATTCTTGATAGCCTCGGTTGATACTCCAAAATACTTCTCGATGTTAGAGTCAATAATTGCGAGCTGCTTATCATCAAGAGTAAACGGGTGATAGTCTATCTGTTTAGGTTCCGAGATGAGATTGGAGAACAGGAGCAAGAACCCGTCTTTATCCTTGAGGTTAGCCTCTTTAATTCTCTGCCTCTCTGCCTTAATATCCTCGTCTTTGGCAAAGTTATTCATCTTTGCCATAAACTTGTAGGAGTTAGAACCCTCAACGGCAGCCTTGATAGCCTGCTTATTGAGGTCTAATACTGTGAGGGTTGAGTTAAGGCTTGAGTTGCTATCACCAAAAATATCGTTTTTGTATTGATGCTTGGTGATGATACCGCACAACTCCAACTCGATTGCTGCCTTCTGATTATCTGCGAATGTATAACGCAGATATTCCTTGCCCGTCTTGGTCTGTACTACCTCACAAGATGACGGCAGAACAGGAAACAAACCTACTATCTCTCCATACTCACCGATAATGGGTACGATGATTGCGTTATTCTGCATCTCGTAGATCGTTCTTGTGCGATACCAGAATTGATACCAAGACTGATAAGGGTTAGGTCTTATCTTGAGCTTAGTTCTCATCTTACTCTTTGCAGAACCAAGCATATCTATCTTGAGCTTTGCCGTATTTCTTGCAAGGGTATCAATAGCACTCCGTACCTGGTCGAACTCATAGATTTCACCTCTCCAAGAGGTAAAGGTTGCTCTATAAGCCGTCAGAGGCTCCCACCTCTCTGCCTGTATCGGTGTCCGATACTTTTTAGGAAACAGTTTCTCTAAAAGTCCCACCGCTCTGTACTCCTTTACTCGTTTCTTAATTGCCTGCCGTAGTTGCCTGCCCATTTATCCTTGACGATTAACGCATCAAGCAAGGCAGCCGTTCCGTCTATGTGGCTATATTCGTTTAACTTGACTATCTTGACTCTCTTGGTCATTCTGTCCTTTTGTAATGCAGTATCAAGCAAATGCACTCTCAAGAGTGCATTGTCTCCAATCTTGATACTTCCTTCTTTGAGTTCACCCTCTAATCTGTTTATGGCAGGTGTCATATTCCAACCCTGGTATACGTCATCTGTCAAAAAGCCTCCGTCATTCTTTAGTTGGTTTACGAGATACTGACTTGAGTATCTGTCATACCCGATGACCAAAGGCATTATCTTGTAGTCTTTGACTAAACCGACAAACCACATAAACACATCGTTATAATCGACAAAACCCTCACCCGATAGTGAGAGCACACCTTGAGCTATCATCTCTCGGTATGGAATGTCATCTCGTGCTATCGCCTCGTCTATCTTATCGGCAGGTAGCCAGAAGTGAGATATGACATACTCTATGCCGTCCTTCTCGATCACAACGCAGGCACTCGTTAAGTCCGTAGTCATTGAGAGGTCTACTCCACCAACCGCATAGCAGTTAGTAAAGCTCTCGGGTCTTATCTTTTCGCAAACCGCCTCATCAATGACCTTTGTAGATAACCAAGCCTGCGAGCTTGATTGCTTGATACAACAATACTTTGTTAAGAACTCTGCCTTTTTAGACAGAGAACCCTCTGCTACCGCTATCTCCTCGAGCATATAGTCAACGGAGACCGATACCCCGAGGTTAGGGTTAGACTTAGCAAGCTCGTTTATGTCATTCCATTTGTCTACATCGTCAATCATATAAAAGACAGGCAGGAGTCTTTTCTCTTTGGAGTCTCCAAGCAAGAACCTCGTGCCTCTCTTTACCAACTCATCGTATATGCCTTCGTTGACATATCCCGATGTAGTGCAGCTCAAAATCATAGGTTGTTTTCTCGCACCAAGAGCCGACTTCATAACCTCGTATTGTTTCTTACCAGGCTCACCGACCCAAGATGCAATCTCATCACAAACTACTAAATGAGGGTTAAAGCCGTCCGACTTCTTTGCATTAAAAGCAACTTTTTTGACTACTGTATTTGAGTCCTCTATATAGTAGTCGGACAGCCTACCCCTTTTTGTTATCTTGTTTCTCAAGTCCTCCTCTGCTTGGCACATCTGCCAAAAGCAGGAGTAAACTATCTCTGCTTGATCTAACTTAGGAGCCAGGCAATAGACCTCGGCTCCGTACTCCTCATCGAGAAAAGACATACAAGCCATAATTGCTGCACCGAGAAGAGACTTGCCGTTTTTTCGGGAGATAATCAAAACTACCTCTCTAAATTGTCTCAACCCATTCTCGTCAACAATGCCGAATATGACAGAGACTAAAGCCTTCTGCCATAGTTCCAACTTCAAGAGGTCATTTCTACCCTTCGAGTGGTGGCAATAGTTCTCTATGAACTTGATTGCCCTGTTTGCCTTTTTCGGTGCAAAATAAAAGGTCTTGTTTTCAAGACCTTTGACAATGTACTCATAGAGCAGTAATACCCACTTGCCGACA